GAAAACCAATCAATTATTCTGTCGGCAATCGAGTAAACGGAACTTTAAGAGACTACAGATTAATCTCATCAAAAGACTTTATTCCATTCTTTAGAAAGATTCGTCCTGTTCAATATCGAGGGATTCCTGAACTCGCTCCTATTTTAAACACTCTTCAAGATTGCGATGAATACGACAGGATTGAGATGATCTCAGCAAAGGTTGCTGCATCTTTATCTGTTGCAGTCAAAAGACAGAACTCTTATGAGTATGAATTGCAAAATAAATTAGGCAACGAAGAGCAAGATTCGCTTGGAAACCTAGAAACTTTTGAGACAGGACGATTCCATTACTTAGAACCCGATGAAGATGTCAGCGTTATAAGTTCAAACGGCAGACCGAATGTTGATGGAGTCGAATGGGTTTCATATTTATTGAGAAAGGTAGGAAGTGCAGTCGGCATTCCTTTAGAATTTTTATTGATGGAGATAGGAGGAAGTTCTTTCTCTGCATCTCAAGGAGTTGTTCTTCAGTATCAACAAACAGTTGAGAGTTATCAGACTGATTTAATCAGAGCTATGCAGACACTTTATCGAAGATGGTTAACTCAAAAAATAGCAGACAACGAAATCTCAGTTCCTTCAGGAGTAGAAAATCCTTTTAAGGTTCGTTGGCAGAGACCTGCGTTTCGTTGGATTAACCGAGCAGCACAAGTAAAAGCAGACTTGGATTATTTCCGAGTAGGTGCAATGAGCTTGGATGATATAACTGCTCCTTTCGGATATACGGCTGAAGATGTAATGGTTCGCAAGGCTCAAAATATTTCAAAGGCTAAAAAGATAGCTGAACAAAACGGATTAGATTGGAAAGATTTAATAAATCCATTCCCAACATCAATCTCAGGTAATTACTCAGAAATAATAGAAGATGCCTCTTCCTAAACCAAGCAACCAAGAAAAGAGAGCAGAGTTTGTTGATCGTTGTATGAAAGACGATGAAACGCTCAAAGACTTTCCTGACGAAAAGCAAAGAGTTGCAGTTTGTATTGGTATATATAAAAAAGAAACTCAGTTGAACGAAGGTTCAAACGATAATGTCAGCAAGACAGTTGAGAAGGGGTTGGAGAAGAAACTCGAAGACCATCGAGAGAAAGTAGGAAAAGACAAACGCAAGCAAACGACTTTAAGAAAGCTCAAGATTGTTTACAACCGAGGAATCGGAGCTTACAGATCAAATCCAAGTTCAGTCAGACCTTCAGTCAGTTCTCCCGAACAATGGGCAAGTGCAAGAGTAAACTCATTTCTTCACGCATTAAGAAACCTTCGTTACAGAAGTGGGAAACACGATACAGATTTACTTCCAAAGGATCATCCAATCAGGAAGAACATAGATAAGAAACAAGCTAGTTTAGACGATCATAGGAGATACGAAGACGGAGAAGTTATTCCTTCTGCTCTTCCTCCTGCTTACAGAAAGAGTAGAAAAGATGGAGAGACAAAAGGACAAGCCTGCATTAATTGCAAATTTTACAAGGAAGATCAAGAAGACCATCGCTTTTATTGCACTAAATTTGAAGCTCCTGTTCGTCCTCAATATTGGTGCAAGGCTTGGAAAGCAAAAGGCGAAGCATTGGCTGAAACATATAATGACTATCCTGAATCGGCTTCAAACAATGCAAAGAAAGTGTTGCGTTGGAAAGAAGAACACGGAGATGAAGTAAAAGGAATGACTCCTGTTGGTTGGGCAAGAGCCAATCAATTAGCAAAGAAAGAAAGAATTTCAAGAGAAACAATCGCTCGGATGGCTTCATTTAAGAGACATCAAAAGAATGCTGAGATTGATCCCAAATATAAAGCAACTCCTTGGAAAGACAGAGGTTATGTTGCTTGGCTTGGTTGGGGAGGAACTTCAGGAGTCGAGTGGGCGAGTAGAAAACTTAAACAAATTGACAAGAAACTGAATAGTAAAATGCAAAGTAAACAATACGGATTTTCAGCGTTAAACATTTCCGAATCTAAAATTGACAAAGAGTCAGGGAAGATGTTCGGAGTTTCTCTCATAAGCGTAGGCGAGGCACTAGGTCACGAATTATTTGTGGACGATGACAGTATCGATTCAATTCTCCAATCAATAGAAGGAGAGAAACTGCCTGCTTACATTACTCATAGAGGAGCATTGTTTGAAGATCGACTGACAAGGGAGATCGGAATGTTTACAAACTTTAGAACTGAAGACGAAAGATTGATGGCAGACTTTGAAGCCTTTGAATCTTTCAGGGATGACGATAATCGAAAATTCAATCGCTTATTCGAGATGGCTGAAAAGATGCCTGAACGATTTGGATTAAGCATTGTATTCTCAGCGACTCAAGCTTGGGCAACTCCTGAAGGAGATGTCGAGCTAGGAGGAAGACCCGAAGACGCTTTATTTGATTATCCGTCAATTCGGGTTCAGGAGGTATCGAGTGCAGACTTTGTTGATACTCCTGCAGCAAATCAAAAAGGACTTTTTTCAAAAATAGAAATCAAACCAACAAGTAAAATGTTAAAATCAGAACTCATCGAAGCAAATGAAAAACTCTCTGCTGAGAACGAAGCTCTTAAAGTAAAAGTTGCAGAACAAGATTCTGTTGAACAAGAAGCTTTAGAAGCACAACTCTCAACCGAAGAGGCACAGATTGAGTCAAGCAACGAAGTTCAAGAAGAAGCTTCATCTGAAGAAACTCAAGAGTCTTTTAATAAAGACGAAGAGATGGCAGTCACAGACAATGAGAAAACTATCGGCAAAGGTGGTTCTCAAGGTTTAGAAGAAGGCGAAGATGAAGAAGAACTTGAAGAAGAAGAAGCTCAAGAGGAAGAAGAAAGCCTTGAAGAGAAAGTTGCTTCGCTTGAATCTGTTATCGCAAATCTACAAGATCAACTTAAAGAGAAGGACGAAGAAATGTCTAAACTCCAAGAGCAACTTGAAGGTCACGAAGAAGAAGAAGAAGAAATGAAAGAAAAACTCTCTAAGGTAACTGAAGAGAACTCAAAACTTTCTTCTCTCATCAAAGGAGCTAATCCTGTTGAAGTAAGCAAAGGAGACGATTCAATTTGGTCTCCAAGCAAATCAACTAAAGATCAATTCATTAAGGATTACGCTAAAGAAAACAATATTTCAGAATTTACGGCAACTCTTCGTCTCGGCAAAGAGAAGCCTGAACTCTTTAAACTATAACAATTAATTATTTAAAATTATGTCAACAACAGTAAACGGAACTTCACGCACTTTTACTGCAACAGGCACAATGTCAGCTTATATCTTATCCAAGATTGATAATGACGGAAGTGTCTCAACTGCAACAAAAGTAGCTTCAGGAGAAACTCGTGTGGGATTTACCACAAGAGAAGTATTATCAGCAGGCGATTCAACTTCGATCGCATTGCTTAATGGTGGTGGAACTGCATACGGAATCGCAGCAGGTACAATCACCAACGCAGGAACTGCTCTTTACGGAGCAACAAGTGGTAAAGTCGGAACAGTCGCTTCAGGTGGCGTTATCGGCTTCTCAGTATCATCAGCAGTAGCAGATGATGTTATAGAAATTCTTGTTCACCCTTCAATCGTTTAATATAGGAAAAATTTAAATTATGTCTTTATACGGAAACGCATCATTCAATCCTGTGCTTTCAGAAGCACTTAACAAGATAGGGGAAAACAGATTTGTTGGAACTTCAATTCTTCCGATCAGAAATGTCGGAACGAAAAACGGAGATTATCCTATCTTTTCAGACGATCAGTTCGATCTTAACGATTCAGCTATTCGTTCAGCAGGCTCTTCATTCGCTCGAAGAGATTTCGATTATGGCAAGCAATCTTACTCTTGCTTACAGTACGCTTTAGAGGGAGTCCTTCCTGACGAAGATCAAAGTAAAGCAAGTGACGATGGCATCTCAGATGCAGCAGGTGCAATAGCACAAAAGCTTCAGCGAGACATTATGGTTGGTCACGAACTTCGTGTTCAGTCTGTCTTGCAAAATGGTGGCTTTAATGCAACTGCAGCAACTGCAGCAATGTCAGCAGCAGGAGCAAAACCAATAACTGACATTCAGAATGCAGTTGAGCGTTTGAATGCAAATGGTATGTTCGACGACTTATCACTTATCATCGAGTCTTCATTGTATAATGAAATGATCAACACAGATGATGTTCGTAGCATCTTCAATGGCAATGGTCAATATACAAGCAAAGATATCTTAACAAGTGCTTTAGGAGTTAGTAACATTATCGTTTGTCCTACACGCTACAACTCAGCAGCCAAAGGTCAGACTGCTTCTCGCACAAAGATTTGGGAAGATAACGCTTTCTATGTAGCACAAGTTGCAGGTGGCGAGTTCTCAAACGGAGGTATCGGAAGAACACTTGCATATTCTCCTGATGGAGGTGCATTTACTGCCGAGACTTACAGAGACGAGCCAATCAAGTCAGATGTGCTTCGTGTTTATATGTCAGCAGATGAGGTAATCATCAACGCTAACGCAGGCGAACGCATCACAGGTGCTTAATACTTTGTTTTATTCATAGTGTTGTAAAAAGTCCTCACTCTTCGGAGTGGGGGCTTTTTTTTTACCTTTTTTTACATTTTTTGCATTTAGGGCTTGCAATTGGTTAAACAAAGTTAAATATTATAAGCATATTAATTATTAACCTTATTAAATACTACTATGAAAAACATCAAATACACACACAAATTCAATAACATCAACGATGCTATCGCTCACATTAATCTTACAGAAAGCACACACGCTTCATACGCAAATAGATTCGAGCAAATTCAAAACGCTACATTCAATTACAACACTCACTTAGAAAAGCTAAAACAGATTGAAGCTGAAACAGAGAGTGGTGAAATCGAGTGTTTCTACATTATCCCTACATTTGAAAATGTTTACTATGGAGAAGAGAATAGCTACGACAGTAAATATGAAGAAATTGAAACGATATTTGTTAAAAGAAAATACGACATCACTACTCTAAAACAGTTAAACACTTTAGGTGGTGGCTCAATAACTAACCACGACTTTAAAGTTTATAACGACTTTGGAGATGGACAGTTTACTTTTCTAGGTTACTTAGCAAAATCAAAAAGAGATGAAGTTAGAAAGGTAATGTCAGTTTACGAAAACGCAGTAGTCGCTTAAAACTAAAAAACTAAAGCCAAGAGTCTCCTGAAAGGGAGGCTCTTTTTTTTACAATCTTCCTATTTGTATGAGTAGCATTATTAGTTCGTCATTGATCGGAGACAACCTGAACTTCGCCATTACGAATATGACAACAACCTTAACTGCCGTAACTCCAACCAATACGGAGACCTATGTCGCAAACAAACAGGATGTCGAGATTGCTTTCGCTATCTTTGAAGACGGAAGAGAGACAACGATTGACACAAAGTTTTATTTGAATATTAGTAGTTATACAACGCTACCAACAAAAGGAATGGTTCTTAATGATGGAAGCAGAAATTACAAAGTTGTTAACACTCAAAAAGATGCTATAAATGTCACACTCAGAATTGATTGCGAAGCCGAAGGACAGAGATAAATTAAATCTTTATCTGATAGGATACTCTCCTGACTTAAAATATTTAAAGAGACTGCTCGATCAGGTAAAGCCGATTGTGAAGTCTCTCTCTTTTGTTTGCACAGATGACAAGGACGATTGCTTGGAGGCGATAAAAGAATCAGGGATTCCTTATCAGTTTGATAGAATGATCTTCCCAAGCAGAGAAGACTTTGATTTCTCCAAAGCGAGAAACCTTGCTAGGAAGATGTCATTAAAGAACGAAGGTTGGAGTTTTTGGTTGGATTGCGATGACACAATCGAGAATCCTGAGAAGATAATCGAGTTAATGCTCAAACATCCAAACGCAGAAGCTTATGGGCTTCCTTACGATGTAAATGAACGATCAGGCAATCTTTTCAAGATTCGTATTCATAAAGAACCTTGGAATTGGCAGAATAAGGTTCACGAAGAGCTAATTCCTACCCTAGAAGGCAATAAGAACAGAAATGTGACTGTTCTATCGGAATGTCCTGTCAAACACGCTCCTGACGAAGATAAGAGCAATCACGAGTTCCATATTAGCCTCCTGAAGAAGAATGTTAAAACTGCCGAGGCAGATTTTACTTATATTGCCAAAGAATACTTTAATTCCTTACAAAATGAGAAGGCGATCCCTTACATAAAGAAAGCCTTGGCGATTCATTCCTATCCTCACGAAATTTACAACCTTTGGATGATGCTTGGGATTTGTTATGCCGTTGATGATAAGAATGAAGAGGCGAAGGAGGCTTGGCTTTCAGGGATTCCTGTCGCTCCTTATCGCAAGGAAGCTTATTACTATCTTGCCGAGCTTTATGGTAAGATAGGAGATAACGAAAACCTTCATAAAGGTCTAGGATACATTTGTGCCTGTAACGCTCAAATCGATAAGGGAGAGGCTCTTCAGAATATGAATATATATAATTATATGGGATATTTATTACACGCTCGATATTTACAAAAGTTCAATAAGTATAAAGAGGCTCTTGAAATATTAGAAAGAATTGAAGAGCCAAGCGAAGAAGCTGATTTAATAAGAAAAGAGATAAACGATGCCTGCTCCTGATTTTACAACATTGCTCGACTTTGAGACTAACATCGAAACTGCTGCAACGACTTTCCTTGCAACCGACACAGGACTGACTGCATCGAGTTTGTTTGCAACATTGGATCAGGACACTTTTGTTGTTCCAAGATTGGAAGTAATGTTTGAGAAGGGAGAAGCTCTCGATCCTCCAACTGTTCAAACGGCAAATAGTTCTCAAGTTGAATATATGCAGCATAAGGGAATCCTATCTGTTCGAGTTGTGAGCGATGCTTCTGTTATAGGTACAGAAACAAATCATCGTCAACTAAGAGCTAAAGTAAGAAGATCAATGCTCTTGAATGCACAGAATTTCACAACTCCTTCAGGAGGCTCAACTGTTCTTCCTTATTATGAAGTTAAGTATATGAGACCAATGGGAACAACTTATGAAGTTGACGGAGACTTGGCAGTCTCAACTTTGACATACGATATAATATTTTCAATTAAGAACGATGCTTTCCCTTCAGCGATCTTGAGGATTAAAACATTAAATGAATTAGGAGATGTAACAAGCATCGGAAACCCTCTTTATGATTACACAGGGAATAAAGCATTAACAACTTCATTGGTTGAGTTTGGTAAAATAGGAACACTTCAGGGAACAGTCACAGTTCAAGTAACTACTCCAAAGAGTGCATTTAACATCTCAACAAGTGATTTCACTCTTGTTAATGCTTCAAATGCTCAAACAATTTCAGCATCGGGAGGAATCTTTACAATAGATATTGCAACGGATTCTTTATCAAATGGAGACTTTATTGATGTTGGAATATTTTATGAAAATTGACAATTAATCAATTATTGAATCCTTTTTTAAAAATTAAAATATAATATATTATGGCAGTAATTTCAGATGGTGGACAAAAATTCGGTATTACCACAACATTGGTAACTCCTTCCGATTCATTTGTCGTTGAAAGCTTTACTAAAAACTTCACGGCAAACAGAGTTGATTTAGATAACGGAGCAGGCGAGCCTTTAGGTTCTGTGACTGTTTCAGGTAGAACAGAAATTTCAATGACTGCACAGTTCGGAACTGCGACAAACGCAACTCCAACAGTAGGCGATGAATTGACATATGGAAGTGATACAATTATTTTAACAGATATAACTCTCAACGAAGCTCAAGCAGACTTCGTAAGATTAGACTTATCAGGTTATATTAAGATCAACTAATTTAATTTAATATGTTTAAAGCAGTAGAGTTTGATAATACTGCTCAAGAGCGTATTAAAGAAGCTGCAGACTTAGAAAAAAGACTGCGACTTGAGGCTTTAATCGGGTTAGAGTCAGATATTGGAGGCATCAAAATTCGTCAAATGACGGGCTTTGATGTCTTACAATTACAATATGTCGAAAACAAAATCATAATCGGAGGAGTTCCTGACGATTCTGATTTTGCTCACTTCTTTTGGTTGTTGAAATCCAAAGAAGAAAAAAGGTCTCAAGTAAAATTATTTCGCTTCATCTTAAAAAAGATGGAGACTCCTAAATTTATAAAAGAAGTTTATGATTACATAGACCATTGCTTTTTAGATTTACCAACTTTCGGAGGAGGATCAAAGCAAAGTGCGAGTTACGATGCGAGTTCAACTGTTTGGCTGAATGGAATCATTGACAATGTTGCTTCCGAATATGGTTGGACTTACGATCAGATTCTTTCTGCTCCACTAGCTAGGACTTTACAACTGTACCAATATTTGCTAAAAAGACAATTAGGAGATAAGTATAAGATAAGGAATCCAATAACGGCTCAAGCATCTGCAAACGAATTAAATAAAGTAAGGAACAACGATGGCTAATTTTTCACTTCTCGCAAAACTTGGACTCGATTCCAAGTCATTTCAAAACGGCTTAAAGACTGCTCAGAAAAAAGCTCAAGGATTCTCAAAACATATTGGCAAACTATTTGCTTTTACTGCTGCTCTTGGAGGGCTTACTGCTTTAATAAGAAAGTCTGTAGAGTTTGGTTCTGCTCAATCCGATGTTGCAGGACAATTAAAGATTTCAACTGAAGCATTCCAAGTCTTCACAGGTGCAATGAAGGACGCAGGTGGAAGTCAAAAGAATATGGAGAAATCTATCTTGGGGATGCAATCTGCTATCGTTCAAGGTTCTGAAGGTTTAACAACATTTATAAGAGCTTTTGATAGAATAGGGCTAAACATACAAGACTTGAGGGCAATGAATGTCGAAGATCAATTCTTGACGATAGCGAGAGCTATAACGGACACAACAGATGCTCAAGGAGCTTTGACTGCAGCAGGAGAAATCTTCGGAAAGAAGAACGCTCCATTCTTAATTGAAGTCTTGGAGAGATTAGGCGATGACGGATTTGCTACTTTAAGAGATGAAATAGAAAAAACATACGGGCTAATGGATGAAGAGACTCAAGTAACCTTAGACGATGTTGCAGATAGGTTGGAACAATTTCAAAACAAATTTACAATTACATTCGGAAAATTCTTTGTCGATTTGTTGAGCTTTGGCGATATACTCAGAAGGATTCAAGAGATTATTGTCACTCCATTTAGAGAACTTGGAACAAATGTTATTGTTGCTCTTACGGAAGTAAACAAGTTTTCAAAAACAATTTTTGCCGTTTTCCTAAAAAGTGCTTTAGATTTTAAGAGTGGTGCTATAAAACTTTTTACAAGTTTGGGATCAGCTATTCTTAAAGCATTAAAGGGAGACTTTGGAGGTGCAGTCGAAGATTTAAAGTCAGGAACGGAGGGAATAACAGATGCTTTTAAATTATTACAAAAAGAAGCATCGCAATCAACGCAGACATTAGTTGATTCAATCGCTCAATCTTGGAAGGAAGGGAAGGATAAGATAGACGATGAAATCGATGGGATAAAAAAATCTTATGACGATTTAACAGGAGCGAGTTTAGATGCGAAAATCAGGTTGAAGAAAAAACTTGATGAAATGGGAGTCAATGGCGATGGCGATGGAGACGGAGATGGCGATGGCACAGGAGGCACAGGAGGCACAGGAGAAAAAGAAGATAAATTCAAAACGGCTCGAAGTGTCGCAAGAGAAGCCTTCAAAGCGAGTGGAAACGATTTAGCCAACTTGGCTACTGTTGTCGCAAGGGGACAAGGGAAAAAAGATACTCGCTTTGAAGCTATTCAAGGAGTAGGAGGAGAAGAAAGATTTCAAAGATTTGATGGAGGAAAATTAACAGGAAATTTCACAAAAGAAGAAATTGCAGTAGGGTTAGGCAAATCGGCACAAAAGGAAGTCTTAGGAGAAGGAGCAATTGAGGATATATTGGTACAAATAAACGAAAACTTGAAAGGAAAGTTTGTAAGTGAGTAGAATTTTTGATTTCTCAGATGAGTTCTTAAACGATGAAAATGCAGTCCTCGTTTTGGATGCTAATTTAAATTTCTACAAACCTAGAATGGAACACGATGGAGTTGTTTTCGTTGAAAGGTGTTTAGTTAGAAAAGGTAAATATGTACCAACTCCCTTGTCTGATTCTTCGGGAAATTTAACTGCAAAGCTATCAAACCCTAATGCGTTCCTAGTTAAAGAAACAAACTTTTCCAATGTCGGTGGAGGCTTGCAAACTTTTGAAAGACATTATGCAACCATTCCGACAACTTGGTATCAATATGAAGAAGTGTCTTATAGAACTCTTTGGTGGGGAGCGATTAATTACAGAAGCTCTTCAGGTGGAGGAAACTCTTGGGATAAAACCCGAAGAACATCTGCTCAAGCTTACTATTACTATTTTTCAAAAAAAGACCTTCCAACACTCCCTGTGCCTGAAGGCGATAATGTGGGGAGGGATTACTTAAACGACTTTACTAGAATCTTTACAGTCGCTCCTGAATCAAGAGTTGGGAGAAATTGGGAAGCAGCAGGAGGTGGCTATGGAACAACTGTTGCTATTGCTCCCGATAAGGTCAATCCATATATGGGAGACATCTATGAGTTTGTAAGATATTCATTTACTTTTTAAATTATGAGCGAAAATCCAAATACATTAGACCTTCCTTCATCTTACAAGTATCCAAGCACACTTCCTGATTTAATAGATGCTGATTTCTCAACTTATCAACTTCAGCAACAAGGGAACTCTCAAGTTTATGTTGAGAAATTTATTGTTGAAAAGAAATATTATCAACCATTTCTAGGAGCTAGTTTAGGATCAACAAAAAGGTCTAGGAGGAATTGTATTTTAATAAAAGAAGATTCTTTTACCGACATCGGTGGAGGCTATGCAAGTTTTCTTAGACATTATGCAAGGATTCCTGACTCTTGGTTTGATTATGAAATAAAATCAATTCAATTTTGGTTTGGATTTACTACAAGTGACAATAGAGTAGGAATAAATTATGATTACGGGGCAGGAAGGATTCCTTACGGATTTGAGAATTATGGATTTACTTCAGGATACTATTCAAGGAATGTTACATTAAACACAAAAGCAACTCGTTATTATTTAACTGAATCACTTTTAGATTCATACTTCAATAATCAATACATACTTCCCGAATCAGGAGCTTCTTGGAAATATAATCCTGTTTATCCCGAAGCTAGTACAGAGAATGATTATACAACATCTTTTTTCAACTCAGAATCTAGAACGCTCCCAAGTCGTTTAATTGTAAATGAACCTAGGGTCAAAACATTGAAAAGCGATGAAACAGAAATGGTTGTTGCTACTGATTCGATTAAAAAGTGGTATGGTAAAATTTATGAACTTACTCGATATACAAGTCAGCTTCAACCTGATTTTGCAACTGAAGTTTCTGTTCTTACTGTTCAAGTGAGTTATTCTTTTGGCTCTGATGTAACACAGGCACAAAGAGATTCTGCTCAAATATCAATCGGAAGCAATACAGATGTTGAAGCTGAAACTTTAGTAACAGTTGCACAACAAACAAATCCAATAGAAACTTTTGAAACTCAATTTTCCTTAACCATTTCATCGGGATTGTATGCTACAGGAATAACAACTAGGGGAGGAACTTCTAGCTACGACACAGGCAATTCGCTAGTGACTACAAAATGGAATGGATTAGATGAAACAATTATCGTAAACATTCTTTTAACTAAAAATGTATTGATTTAAATTATGGCTAATCAAATAAAAGAATTAAACGCAGGACAAGCTCCATCTCTTCTCGATACAACCAAAGCAAACGAATTAATAAAGAAGATTAATGCTTTAACTTCATCGGAAGCAACATCAATGGCAGAACTCGGAGGTCTTTCTTTAAAAGTTTCCGATGACGGAAAAATCGAACTTGATATTACTCAAGAAACATTAGAAGCATTGCAAAGTAGTGGACTTCCTGAAGGATTTAACGAGCAAATATTTACTACGATCATAGATGGAAATTATGCTAATTTTTCATTTTTGGTAAAAACACCCGAAGAATAAAATGGCTTTTCTTAGTAATAGCACTTTTAAGTTCTCTTATATGGGGGATTTTGATGGTTTTCCTACGGATGTAAAGAGAAGGTATTGGGATCATTTTGGCACTTCAGAAACAGTTTTAGAAAACAACCGAATCAGAACAGTTGCTGAAGAAACAGTTGGGAACTCTGCCTATTCTCCTAATGAAAGGGAAAAACTTTTAGAAAGCAAATTAAACCTAGAGGGAGGAAACTCTCAACTTAGTAAGTGGAATAATATGCAAAACGGGTTGCCTTCAGTAGGTAAAAATAATTTCCTACCCTTGTCCACTACGCAAGCTATGAAGATATATTGGAAGCTTCACGGATTTATACTTCAAGCTCCATTACTTCAATCTAAACAAGGAGGTGCTTCAATAGATTTACTTGCTCCTTCGACACTTACTCTTCGGACTGATCTTGTTGGAGCAAGTGCTGAACCTTATGAACGAATATGGAGAGGAAGTGAATTTACTGTCGGCAATCGACAAAATCGGCAAGAAGGGATTGATTTTGCTTCAGATAGTGCAATTTTCGAGCGATATTTAGGAAAAGAGTATTTTGACAATGTTTTCGTAGATCAAACATTTGAAGTGTTCCCTAGTTGGGGTTGCTTGGCTCGATACAATAGTGATGTTACTTACGATTACGATCCTGAAACTAATCCAAACGGATTAAAAGAAAATGAAGGAGCTTTTGGCTTTGATCAATTACTTCGCTTAGATTATAGTCAAACAAAATCTAGGGAAGCGAGACGCAGCTACAACACAGGTTCTGCAACAAAGTTTGTCACTATTCAAATAGGAACTCAATTCTTCCTTCCTGAAAACATAGATGATAGTAGTGGAGATTCAATCGACACAACCGAATATTCTATCGAAAAAGTTTACATAGGAGGTATTCCTTTACTTGTTTTTAAAGAAGAAAAAACTATTGAAAAATTTGCATTGAAAGGAGCATCTGAAAGAATCGATGTAGGCTCTTACGACTTAGTTCTTTGGAATGATTTTGTTTAGTTAACAACTAACCTTTTATAGATGGGATTACAAATATACGGAAACATTGACGCAGGGAGTCTTCTAGGTGGAAAGGTTCAATCGGTAGTAAATCTTTCGGCTTCAGGTATAAAAAACCTAGTAGCAGGAGACGGATTAGAACTTGAATTGTTTCTTACAAGTCAGACAGGCTTAGTAAATATTCAAGATTATTCTGTTCGTATTGGCATCGGAGACTTGAACGCAAGACCGACAGGGGGAACTTTTGACTTAGGATCGTCAACAGGGTTGGCTTACAATCTTTCAGCTAGTGATTTGCAAACTGCAATCACTTCTGAATCTGCAGCGAACACAACAACTCAGCTTTCTCCATTCGTATTCAAAACAGTATTTACTGCAAACGGCTCTCAGACAATCCCAACAATTGACGCAACAAGTCTGACTCCAAGCTCAACAGTTTCTATCGTTAAGTTAGTAACAGGAGACGGATCAACGAAAGAGCAATGGTTGACTCGAATCTTTAGAAATCCATTAGCTTTTCAAGATACTTTTACAAATTTTACAAAAGCAGGAGTCGGAGAAGGAATCTTCGGTGCTTTAGGTTTAGGGACAACTGATATTTATTCTCAATTTAGCGACACAGTAACTTCCTTTTCCACTACAATGGAAATGGAAGTTACTGATACAGATGGCAATGTAACAACTATCTTTCAGATTCCCGTCACAATAGGTGGAGAAGCTTTAGGAGCAGGAATAACTGTAAGCTCAATCAGTCCTTCAAACTTTGTGACTGCGAACGATGTTAATACAAGCATCGATTCAGCAACAACTAGAGCAAATAGCATTTACATTTCAGCAAGCAGAGGGAACGATGCGACAGGAACTCGGAACTCAACAACGAAACCTTATGCAACTCTTGCAGGAGGCTACGCTGACGCACAATCAGGAGATACAATCGTAGTTTTAGACGGAGATTTTTCTTCCGAATCAACTCTTAATTTAGCACATCTAAACAATTTTCATTTAGAAGAAGGAGTTGTCTTAGGCAACATAACCTCAACACAATCAGGAGTCGTAAGATTCAAAGGATTAGGAAATAGGCAAGATGTCGGTACATTAGATTTTTCAGGGAGCAGTCATAGCTTAAATATTGAGCAACTAAATATTAATACTCTAAAAATGGGATCAAATGGAGGAAGACTTGTTAATAGTGATTTTCAAGGTGGCTCTACTCACTCATTAGACATAGCGACAACCTCTTCGGTAAATGTTTATGCAAAAGACTGTTCGTTTCAATCTAATGCAACTCAATCTATTCACTTAAATGAAACGAATGCAAAATTGTATTTAGATAATTGTTTAGTCGGAACATTCGCTTTCGCAGGAGATTCTATAAAGATTACTAACGGAACAAACGCTCCTGATCAAATAGCCATCAAAGATTGTGTTATCTCAGGAAACTCAGCAGGAAACGCATTTGCAAAAACAAGCTCTGCAACGGCTATTGAAATTGATTTTATAGGTGGAGTTTCAGAATTAGCTTATTTCTCAAATGCTTCAGACTTTACCATTAATGGTAACTATGTAATTGATGCAAGAAGTGGGCTTCTCCCATATGTAAATAACTTTTAATTATGTCAACTAGCACAAAATTTAATTCACAACTAGAAGTCACTCAAACTGTAACGCTCGGAGGGACTTTAAATGTTACAGGTACTGCAACCTTCAACGAACAAGTTGCTATTGTAGCAACCAACGACACAGTTTCAATCGTTGCAACAGGAGTTGCAATAACTGCTTCAACAACAATCACAGGTGCAGTTGGAATAAGTGGAAACACTACTATCACAGGGACTGTTGGAATAACAGGTGCTGCAACAATAACAGGAAGCCTTGCTTGTACCGATTTGCAACTTGCATCTCCTTCCGATAAGTTGACTCAAATTTTAACACAATCGTCTTCTATATTTTTTGACAATGTTGCAGGGAACGCAGTTGCGACTGCAAATATGACAGTATCAGGAGCATTATTATCATCAATGAACTCTGTTGTGATTGATACTCCTGACATTCTTAATGACGCATTTATCGTTCAAGCAGTTGTTGTGGCAGATGATACAGTTGGCTTAAAACTTCACAACACTTCAAATGGAACTGTCCAAGCTATAACTGCAACCTATGAGGTTGTAGTCCTTCAATTTACTTAATTAACAATTAAACATTTTATATAATGGCAACCACAAAAGTATCAGACCAAACAAGATCGGCAATAGACGCTCAAGTCTTCGTTGCTTCTACAACTGTAACATTCACAAGCTTAACAAGAGCGATTTATGTTGGAACAACAGGGAATTTATCAGTTAAATTCGACTCAGCAGGTTCAACAGTAACAATCACAAACGCTCCTGTCGGCTATCATCCTTTACAAGTAGAAGTAATAAACGGAGATTCAACTGCTGCTGATGTCGTAGCATTGTTTTAAAATGTTAACAGTATCAGGAGTAGGCTTAAAGGGATTCGGATTCGGATTAAGTTCGGGAGTTTCAGTTGCAAAACCTGTCGAAGCTTCTGTGGCTAGTAGGGCAACATCAATATTTAGTTTTAAAGATGTACTTGGAACAGGAGGAAATGTTGTTCAGTTTTATAATGCAGCATCAAGTCCAACTAGCAAAGATTTTACTGCAACAGAATTAACTGACGGCACTTATGCTTCTTGGTACTCAAGTGGAGATACTTTAGTTACTGTAATTTACGATCAAAAAGCATTCGTTAACCTTACTGCTACACAATCAAATGCTCCAAAATATGATGCCTCTGAAAATATGGGACTTCATTATCAAGTAAATCCTTTTAATATTTCCACTTTAAGCACTTCATCGGAATCAAGTATAGATTCCACATTTGGAGGAAACTCAGTAGGGCAAGGAACTACTTTAGTGATAAATATGAAAGACCATACATTTTCTCCTTCAGGTTCTAGAACGGGAATTTTTGGAATTAGAGATGATTCTCCTACATCATTATTGGGTGACAGGCATAAAGCTTTAGGCTTACAAGTCGGGGCTTCTTATATAGCATTATCCGTAAGAGATGATTCTTACACACAATTTGAAGAAGTTAGTGATGATTCAGTTGATGGCACTTTAAGAAATTACACAGGAGTTATAAAAAGAGCAGATGCAACTACTACAGAACTAAATGCTTACCAAGGAACTACAGAAGTAATTGATGGAGATACAACAACAATTTCAACTGCTATAGAACTTGTAAAATTTGAATTAGGTAATAGGGTTTTTAGATTCCAAACTGCGATGTTATTTGCTGAAGCACTAAGTGCCGATGATGTTACTACATTAAACACAGAAATAGATGCTTTATAGTATGTACAAATTTATAATATACGATACAAAAGAAGAAGCTTTAGTTAAAGCAGAAGAAGAAGGTAAAGCAGTAGGACTCCCTTGGTGGGAAAATCCACATTGGAAAATGAAATATGTTTCATATCCTTTCATAACTGCCGATTCTAAATGGGCTTTAGATGTCACTCAATATACAACCCTAACTTCCGAAGAAGAATCGCAAACAGTTGAAGAAGTTAACATTTAAGCAATATATGATGGAAGATATGATTCAAAGAGCAGTAATTGGGTCTTTCGGGACAATACTAAGCTTTTCCTTGCAGAGCATAGACACAATGGCTTCGATAGCAGTTGCAGTTGCAACGCTTGTTTTTATGTGTTTATCCATAGTTAAAATAACAAAGGATATTTGGAGATGACAACTGAACTGATAGCGATGCTCGGTGGAGGTGCTTCAGGATTCCTCTTTAAATTAATCGGGACAATGGTAACTTCTCAGCAAGCTAATGTTGATAACCTGATAAAGAAACAAAAAGCCTCTGATTTAAGTGCAGATGCTGCAGCTAAAAGAACAGGAGACGGAGGTGCGATAGTTCGCAGAATTATTGTAGTAACAGTTTTATTCGGAGTTATTATAGCTCCATTTATCTTAGCTCACAGTAACGAAGGAGTAACTGTAGCTAATGAATATAGTAAATGGTTTGGACTTATTAAAGGAACAAGCTATCAAACACTTCACGGCTATGTCATTCTCCCTGAGATACGACAAACAGTTCTCGCAATTGTAGGATTTTATTTTGGATCATCATCGGTAAAATAATTATGAATTTAGATAAATGGACAAAAAAACTGCCAAAGATAAACTTAAAGAGTTGCGAGATTCTCTCTCCACAATATTGGACGGAAAAGAGTATCAGTCTTCTGAAGAGATTAAAAAGCAATCTACGGAAGCTCTTAAACAAGCTAAAGACGCTTCTAAGCAATTTAAGAAATCTCTTTTAGAGAGAGTAAAAGATTTCCCTATAGTTGATAAGGTCTCTCAACTAGGAACGGCAGGAACTGTCGCAGTTAGTTCAGCAGCAGTCGTTCAGACAGATTTAGCCGTTAATCAAACTCAAGTCTTTATTGCCGAAGTTGCAAACGATGTTGTCGAGGAACGAATCGAAGCTCCTTTCTTTATAGATACATTCGTCGACTTCTATGAGTTGAACGATTGGGGGCAAGTTGTGATTGCCGAAAGAGTTCAGGAGGCTCAAGCATTTGTCGAAGACATAGAAGTCAAAGTTAATCCTTCTCCTCAACAGACTCCGAGTAATGATCAAACTCCCGATTCAAAGGATTCCAAACCAAGCAACGCTTCCTCTTCATCCTCCTCGGATTCTGACGGAGAAAAGCAAGCCGATAGCAAAGAGCAAAAATCAGGAGAAAAGGAATCCAAAGCAGGAGAAAAAAGTTCATCGGATAAGAAGGTAGAGGGAAAGTCCGAGGAAGTCAAAAAAGAGGCACAGGAGACTCAAGAGGAGCCTAATAAAGAATCCGAGACTAAGGAGACTCAAGAGCAACAAAACGCTCCTGAAGTCAAATCTGAAGCAGAAGTTGACGATCTTCCTATAATTGAAACTCCTTTTGATAATGAACCAAATATCCGATCAGTCTCTCCAACCTATTAATGAATTAGATGCAATTTTTCAATTACATATTCGAGAACTACAACAAAGACCTTTTGGCGATCTTGTTCACTTATATCGGGATAGTTTCTATAATTTTGATGTTTTTGCCGAAGAACAATTTCTTCGTAAGGGCATTCAAGGAGATAGCCTCGATCTTTACATCCTTGTTCAAGAAATAGAATATCCCGAACTTCCTCTCTTAGAGTTTGATCCAAAGCTTAAAATCCAACCGATAGTCGAACCCTACTTCTCGGATACTTGGTATTCTTTTGAGTCACAACCGATTGAAGTTGATTACAACATCGGAGTTCCTGAACCGAATGATCTTGGATTAGTAATGGGATTAATATTGTTTGCTTTATTGTTTCCAATTAAGTGGCTTAAGAAATATTTCTAAGCAAAAAAAAGCCTCTCCGAAGAGAGGCTGAACAAACAATTTATAAAATTTTTAGTCTGCCTGATATTCTCTAATTGCGATTCCATTATCGTTGAGCAAACGATAAAGAAGACTCCATTCGCTTAGTTTGCGTGAGTAGATTTCATTATAGGTTTCATTCTTAGGGTCTCTTTTTGAAAGGTCTCTTAAACTATTAAGAACTCTGTTAAGCTCTTCATATTGCTCAATTAGGTCAGCGACTAATTTTGTTTTGCGATTAGTAGGAATATTTTTATAATAGATTTTTTTCATAGCGTTTAATTTATAAGGTTAATGTTTTAAAATGAGAATCTTTGAAATCCTGATTGTTTGATTTCAGGATGAGCTTTGAGGATTCTTTTTTCAAGTCTGTCCATTGCTTTTCCTCCTGCAATAGTGTCTTCATCATCCGAATGTCCTTCAAAGTAATCAATTGAAGCTCTGTTTTGAACATCGCATAGAAATTCAATTAAAACTTCTTTTGAAATTTCAATCTCCTTGTGATTGATTTTTTCGTCACACAATTTGTTTAAGAATGCTGAATATTCTTCAAAGCAATCTAAACTTGTGGCACACTCTTCAAACATTCCAAATTCGCCATAAAGATAATTATTAATTCTTTCTGAGCGACCATAGATTTTTACTGATAATTTAATTTTTTCCATAATGTTTTTTATAAGGTTAATGTTGATTAAAGTTTATTTATTTAAGCCGTGAATTGATGTAGCAAGAGTGTTTAAGTTGTTTTGAACTTCTCTTAATGCTTCATTTAAATCTCTTGCAGTTATGTAACCATTGAGATTTGCATCTGTGATTGCTGACAAGTTATTTGCTTGGATTAAAACTTCTGTCGCAAGCAGAATATTTTTTTCGCCTGTGATTGGTTTGATGTTAAGAGTGTTGCTCTCGATTTCGTTTTCGTTTTTGAATGATTTAGTTATAATTTTCATAATGTTTTTAATAAGGTTAATATTGAATATTCTTCTATAAAAATCGTTTTTTCTTAAATTGCAAGAAAAAGTTTAACTTTTTTTAATATTTTTTAATATACCCAAATTTGACAAAATTAAACGATTAATCTTAAATCCATTCTATGGACAAAAAGATTATCGCTTTGACAGGATCAAAGACTGTCGGAAAAACAACCATAGCAAAAGCGATTCAGGCTTGGGCTATTAATTCAAAGATCGTTTCGTTCGCTACTCCAATAAAAGAGATGCTTTGGCAGATGGGAGTTTCTTATGAAGCTCTCAACGGCAAAGAAAAAGAATCAATCATTGATCCTCTCGGAAAGTCAGCGAGAGAACTTATGCAGTCTCTAGGGACTGAGTGGGGAAGAGAAACTGTAAACGAAAACATTTGGGTCTTCGCTATGCAGAAACAA